TTTTTTAATCATTTTTTTTCTCCTCAATTTCGTAGAAGAAGTTGTCTGTGTCTTCAGTACGCCATCTACTACTATCTTCAACATTCCAATCACTTGTTTGAACCTTATAATCAGGAACTTCATCCTTCACCGTGAAGGAAGGTATGCTCCATAATATTCTGTTGTTTGGCTGAGCCGCATAGTTGCCATCATCCAAGGCAATTATATGAGCGCACTTATGTTCGTGCGAAATTTCCGAATGATCTGTATCTACTATATTACTCTCTGGGTGGGCCCAGTCAACAGTAAAAAGATAAGATCCTGGATGCCATTTCTTGTCTTTTCCTATAAATTTGCCATGTTGGCCATCTAAGAGATCGAAAGAAGTAACACTAGGATAGTAACTAAAACAATTCCAAAGCTCCAGCTCGTCAAGTCTAGGCCGAGGAACCTCTTGTATATCATACGATCTCTGAATGAAGGCAGATATTGGGAGACGATAAAAGACTGCACCGTTTTCCATAATCGCGTGAAAGAGTATAGGACGACCAGTGATCGAAGCCATAGCAAATATAATGCAATCTTCAACTTCTCCATGATGTTTTTTAAGGTCATAAAGGTATTCCCTCCTGATCTGTGCATACGTCACAGGTATGTTCGCGTTTAAATATGCCATTCAACATATAACCTTATTAAGCTATTGCTAAAATAATTATAACAACTACAACAGCAATCACTAATTTTTTATGATCTGTCCATAGGTGTTCTACTTGATCTAATATATTCATGTTTCCTCCTATTTTATGTTACCCCAGTTTGAACCGAATTCATAGTCTACTTTGTTGTCTATTTCAAGTTCAAATGCGTTCTCCATAATTTTTTTTATAGTATCAGCCTGCTTTTGATCTTTGATAGAAATACATAATTCATCATGAATTTGTATATGAGGGAGTATACCTTTTTTATACAAATCTACCATTGCTTTTTTAGTCATGTCTGCAGCACTACCCTGAACTAATTTATTTAATGCTCTATATATAAAAGCAGGTTGATAATGATTTTCAAAATATTTGCATTGTTTATCAGGTGGATATCCTTTATCCGATAATGAAATCTTGTAGTGATTTTTAGCATCATCTTCGGATAGAAATGGTACAGGTTTTTCTACTGTAATTCTTTTTACTTTTCCATCTTCATCTTTCTCAACCTTACCTTTGTCATCTTTCTTATCTTCTTCTACTATAATTACAAATTTTTTATCTGTGGCATTCCATTTTTTAGCCATAGGTTCCCATTTATCAAAACGACAAAATCTATCTCCTATTGTGTAAAGAAATTTATTTCTTCGGGCATACTCTTGTAAATCATAGGAAAGCTCTTTTACAAATGGAACTTTTTCATGATACTTTTTAAATATTTCATTCGCTTCCGAATAATCAAGACTAAGCTGCTGAGCTAATTTGTTTTTACCCATTCCATAAAATAAACCTAGGTTAATTGTTTTAGCCATGGGCCGTGGTATTTGAGCCATGTCTGCTACAATTTTGTGAAAATCTGCGTCAGGATCTTCGTCATAGGATTTAACTAAATCTTCCGTGCCACTTTTTTTTAATTTAACAGCATAGTGAACAACAATTCTTGGTTCTTGCTGTGAGTAGTCAAACGACCCCCAAGAACATCCTTCTTCTGGAATAAATAATGCTCGCATGTTTTTACCAATAAATCCTTTAGCTGGAATTTGTTGTAAATTTGGGTTGGACATTGAAAACCTTCCAGTAACCGTTCCTCCAATAGTCCCTCCTTTGTCTCCTCTAATTTGATTAATGTCTGCATGAATTCTTCCATTATGAACAAATTTTAAAAGACCTTCAACAAAAGTACCTTTTGCTTTATCAAATTCTCTAGCTTTAGCTATTAGTCTTATAAAATGATTTTTATGAGTTTTTAAATAATCCTTAGGCAGTTGCGGTAATTTAGATTTAGGAGTTACTTTGTAGTCTTTTATTTTTAATTTTTCTAAAAGTTTTTTAATAGAAGATGCTGCCCAAATCTCAATTTTAACTCCTGTTCTTCTTTCAATATAATCAATTATATGAATTTTTGATTTATTTAATCTTTCTCCAAATTTCTTAGCTGCATCAACATCAATTCGAACTCCCTTAAACCTCATATTAACAAGACATGGAAATAATTCCGTTTCTAAATCAAAAATAGATCTTAAAGTTTTAATTTTTTCATTGTCTGTCCCAACCTCTACTTTTTCTTCTTGATCTATTTTTTCTTCAAAAAGTTTCCAAAGTTTTAAAGTTAGATTAACGTCTTGTTCTGCATAATCTTTTACTGTGGCATAGTCTAATTTGTCCATATTAGTCATAGGATCTTTAATGGTTCCTTGAGAATAAGTTAAAGTTTTTTCTGTAAGGCCCCATTTATATTTATCTTGTCCACTAAGATAATCCTTACTCAGAGCACCCAAGGAATACTTCATTCTGTTTTCATCAATAACTGAAGCAGCAATCATTGTATCGAGCAATGGTCCCTGAGGCATGAGTCCTGATTCTGCTCGAATCCAACAGACATCATACATTGCATTGTGAAATACTTTTTTAATTTTTGGATTTTGAAATAATTTTTCATTGAGATATTTCCATGCTTTTTCGCGTGGAATATTATCAGTATGTGCGTGGTGAAGAGGGAAATAAAGTGTTTGTTTACCTGTAGCTATTGCAATACCGCACACAAAACCATTTCCTCGTATAGCTCCTGATCCTTGAGTCTTTAAATCTGGATCAGAAGTTTCTAAGTCGACTGCAACAGTATCAATACCTTTTAAATCAAGATCAATTAACTTTGGTGGAACACACATTATTTAGTTTCCTTCCATTTTTTATAACCGTCAACCCAGTCTTTACCTGAAGTCTCTGGTGGTTTAACCATTCCCCAAGAATTTTTTGGAGGGTAAGTTCTTTCTGCTTCTTCCTTAGTAATACCAGCATTACGGTATTCCTCTTCTTCTGTCATGGGTATTAATTTGTAATCTCTTTCAATTATCATTTCAATGAAGTGAACAGCTTTTTCTAAATCTTCCTTTCCGTTTTTGTATCTGTGTCTACAGATATATTTAATAACATTACCTTCTGGAAAAAGCAATTCGTTCTCAATTACAAACTTACTTGGCTGAATCTTCATCTTACGGTAGTGTGTTCCACCGATTTGTTTATCGTATGCACTCATGTTATTCTCCTATCATTGTTTGTTCTTTTCGTTCATATTTTCCTAATTCTTTTGCTCCGGTCTGTGGTTTTAAAACCCATGCATCATGTATGCCTCGACTAAACATTGTGTATAATAATCTAAGGGAGGCAAATTTAAATTCTGGTCTGTATGTTGATAAGTCTCCAATCACATTATCAAAAGTTGTTCCTTTGACCTTGTGTATATTTCCATATTTAATTCTAATGTCCCCATTAGGATCAAAGCCTTTTTTTATAACTTTTTTTATATAAATCATTCTATTGTCATGATCTGGTTGTTTTGTTATGAGAAGGTCAAACTCTTTACCTACTCCAGGTTTAAAGATGCCAGATGTTATTAAATCATCGTAACTATAATCTTTCTTAGGCCAGTTCTCGAATTTATATTCTCCTTTTTTATGCATCACAGCTTTTCTTCCTAAATAATAATGAAAGTCTTTTATTTGAGTTAAACTTTTAGGTTCTCCGTCTATAAATTTAGGCCATTCAAAATGGCATCTTAATTCTTTTTTTGAAACATGAGCACTGTTATCTACATGAGCATATTCAAAACCATATTTTTTTAAAAACTTAGTTACACGTATGTCGCTAGGATAGCCTCTAAAAGAAAATATAAAACTTTGTTTAGTATTTCTCATTTTATCTATAAGAATGTCTAAAGCTTTTGATGGTTCAAAATCTGTTAAAGGGTATATGGTTCCTTCTATAGTATCTCCCTCTTTACATCCTTCTGGTATTTCGTGATATTTTTTATTATACACGGCCGGTAACCACTTTCTTCCGCCTCCTTCATATTTAAAATGTTTCCATACAGGGTCTATAATTCTTTTACAAAGTTCGTTAATGGCACGCCCACATCTAAGCCCCTGTTCTAGTTCAAGAAAAGGTTTGGCAGCTTTCTCATGAAACCATTTAGCGTCTGACCCGGCATACTCATGAATTGTTTGGTCAGGATCTCCAACTAAATAAAAATGGTCATCTTTTACATTCTTAGCTATTTTTTTAATGGCTCTGAGTTGAGGAACATTACAGTCTTGAGCCTCATCAACAATTAAAACTTCAACATCAGATTCTTTAGTTAAAGAATTAAATTCATCAACCATGTCCGCATAATCTTGTAGTCTATTTTCCTTATCATTTTTATACTCGGTATACGCTCTGTTTAAGTTATACACATCTTGAAGATTATAATTTGCTTTAAGTAATTTTTTTTTATCTGTATGTGGATGGTTCCAGTGCTCTTCTAACTCTCTTTTGTGACCTCGAGCTTCTTTAATAAACCTAAGAACAGGATGTTTTTCTACATCTCTTTCGTTACTTTGCCGAAACCCTTTTCCATTCTTAGTCATACATAAACCTTTTAAATCTTCGTTTTCAAACAAGGTTTTGTTTCCCATAAGTTTATTCTTACAATAACTGTGAATTGTGCTTATACGGCCCTTAAAAAATTTTCTTCTATATCCTTTTTCTTTTACTTCTTTAAGGTCCATTACTGCCTTTAAGATTTGGTCAACTGCTACGTTTGTGTGAGAAAGTAAAATTATTTTTTCTGGAGTGTACTTAGAAAAACATTCTTCATATTTTTTAACTAACCACGTATGGGTTTTCCCTGTTCCTGGTGGTCCAACGATAAATCTAGCTTCCATCTGTTACCTTTTCTTTGGTTTCTTCATATTCTCCATCAATAACAAGATCTTCTTTTGCTAGATCATAGTTTTCTATTCTCCAAGATACACAAGACTTATTTTTAACTTTTCCACGATATTTTTTAGCTTTTAATATTTTTTGTATATTCATAACAAGATCTACTCTTTTGTAGTTTACTCGTTTTTCTACCAAAAAATCTTCAAAGGCACCTAAATTAAATTCTAAAGATTTTTTTGTTATATCAAAATGAGGGCGTTTATATTGAAGTAAATTAATTTTATCTGTGAACGCTGATTGATTTTTAATATATTGAGAAAAGTATTTTATAAAAACAAGGTCTTCATTAGAATCTTCGTCGTAGTTTTTTGATTGAGTTCTATTTTCATATTTCTTTCTCATAATTGTTTCAAAATCTGTAGGTTTCATTTTTGGAATCCAAACTGATGCCTGTATAATGACTGCATCATAAAATGCTTTTTGATTCATGAGAGTTGGTCCATCTACTCTAATTTCTTTTTCTTTTAGAACACCCTCAACAAACGCATTTATTTTGACTATATATCTATCATGACCGTACTCAATAATATCCCCGACAGCTTCTTGTGCAATTTCACCACCTGCTGCATATTCTACTCCAACCCAGCTAAATAATTCTGCAATAGTTCTTTTAGAGCAACCAATAATTTCAGCAAGTTTTGGCATGCCAAGTTTTCTATTTGCTCTTTGACCACTAGAACCTTTTAAATTTCTTTTTTCTGCTTCACTATCATTTGACGCTACTGCAATATTATATACAAAAGTATTAATTTCATCTTCTTCCCAATTAGTATGCTTTAATAGTACACCTGCAATTGCAGTACAGTAGCTGTCTCTTTGACCCTCTGGCGCATAAAGAATGCATAATGCAGTAGAAAGAGCTACTTTTCTTAAATCAGCGTTTAAGTCTCCTGAGTATTCCTTAAAACCACAAAATTTTTCCCACTTTACAGTTTCAGGAGCCTTACTATGT